TCTTATTAGCCACTGTCTTTTAACAACTTCAGGGTTTTTTTTATTATATTCTTTTCTTCTTTCTAAATATTTTTTTCTAAATTCTGGGTCTGTGTGATATTTATTTTTATAAAATTCTTTTTTCCATTCTGTGTAAGTTTTCTCATAGCAAGTTAAATTGCAATAAAATTTTTTTCTGGCAAATTTTTGTATAAATGATTTACCACAACCTTTGCATTTTCTTTTTATATTAACTTCTCTAAGTTTACTTGTTCTAATTGTTTGATTTTTTCTTGCACACACTTTTGTGCAGTAAACTTTGTTTTGATTACTGGTGGTGTCTTTAAATTTTTTATTACAGATTTTGCAGTTTTTCATAACTTTAAAGAACTAGGCAATAAGCCAAAAGGATAGTATGTACTTACCACCTAGTTCACACACAACAACAAACGATTTTTACATATCGTTATCTAATGTTTTCTCAACAGGTGTAACGACCTGATCTTGTTGGACATTAGTAGAACCAACAAAATTCTGTAATTCATTATTTAAAAAATATGATACAGGAATATCAAAGGCATTACATAATTGTAATAACCTATAGACACTAAGTCCATTCACACCTTTTTCATATTTTTGAATTTGCTGAAAAGTTACATTAATTTTCTTTCCAACCTTTGTTTGACTGAGCTTTCTTGAAATCCTCAATTCTTTTAATTTTCTGCCAAGCTCTTTTTCTATTTCAGTTCTAATCATTTATCGTTATCCTTTTTAATCAGCGAAAAATATCCTTTAAAGTCTAATCAACTTTTAGTTTAATACAGTGGTCTATAACTATTTAACTAGCTATAGAACTTTGATTATTCTCTAAAGCTTCAATCTTGCTTCCAAGTCTATGCTGTTTTTCTTGGAACTTGTGAAAAAGCCTCTTGTATTTCCATTGCTTACGCAAGTAATCATTCTGCTTTTCCTTCAAGTCTTGAAGCTTCTTTGGACATTCCATTTTCCGCCTCTTGGTTTAGTTTAATATTAGCCTTGCTTAACTTTACTCCAAGTATCTCAACTTGGCTGTCAGAGCCTGGCTTGTCTTTCTTAGCAGCTTCCTCTACGCTACTAAAAAATTCTGTAAACTTAGCTTCTACGCTATAGTAAAAGTCTTTTCTTACTTTATTTTCTAAACTCATTTGCTATGTACATTATATTGCATTTCAATTTATGCAAGTGGTTTATTTGACTTTTTGATAATCTTATCTTTCTTTGACTAGCGTCAGTTTCTTTATCTATTAGACCAATTTCTACCAAATCATTTACAATGGCATTGGCTCTTGATCTAGTAAATCCTAAGTTTTTTGCTATTTCTGCAAAGGTAGGGGTATATTCATTCTTTTGAAAATACTTTACAATAAAATCAAATACCTCATACTTTCGTTTACTAAAGTATATCTTATTCATCTTTGTCCTTATCAAATAGTTTCGTTATGTTGTCTTTTGTTTTTTTATCTTTTTTATTTAAATTTCTTAATTCTTTTTCAAGATTGGTGATGACACCATTTATATCTATATTTTCTTTTTCTAGCCTTTTTAAAAACATATAAAGCTTATTAATATACCAATTTGCTTTCTCACACTCTACGATACAAGCATCAAGAGTCCCACCCTTTTTAGTTCCAAATCTACAAAGGTATTTCATTGCTTGACCTTTTAAGAAACCAATGCGTTCTTCATTACTATTTAACTGGCTAAGAATAGCGTCACAAGTTTCTATAGACTTTTTGTAATAGGGTGGGTTCTTGTTTTCCATATACTAAAAGGGAGTATTGTCCTTATCTTTTTTATAAGGATTGGAAATTTTAAAGTGAGGATTATCTTTCCCCTCTTTATTCACTGCGTTCCCCCAGAAAGATAAATCATATTTACCAGCAGGTATTGTGATTGATTCTTTCAACTCAAATCCATTCCAAGAATGAGTCGGTGCTTTTTGTGATGGTGTTTCATTTCTGAACACATTGAAATAAATTGGCTTATCTAATGCCATATTGTTTCTCCTATTTGTTTTTATTTATTTGTTGGTTTACTTGTTCGTTTATTTGTTGTGCTTTCTGCTTGACGTACTCAAAGGTACTTGGGTCAGAACTCTGTAAATCCATGATCTTAAATTCATCCATGAACTTTTGCTTTTGTGATTCATAGCTTCCCATATTTTTTGCATATTTAGCTGCATCACTTAAATATTTCAAAAAGTCATCTGCTTGTTGTTTAGCATTAGGGTTAGGCTTTGATTGAGCAATTGGTTTTGCATTATATCCATCTTCTCCATCACTTTCACCTGTCTTTAAATGTAAGGCATTTAAGAAAGCATATTTTTTAGAGTAAGACATGGCTTGACCTGTAGCAAATTTATCAAGTTTATTTACGGCTGACGTTCCCTTTACTTTAATACTTTGAGATGGGTCATCCACTAAATAAATTGTCATGTTACAAGTCACTAAAATATGAGTATCTTGTAAATCATTTTCATATTCTACAACAGGAAACAATCTATTTTCTAACAATACTTTCATTGCGGTTTCTTGTACCTGTTCATGTGATAATGGGTTAAAGTGCATACCAGGTTTCTTACGATCTTTCGTAACAAAAGCTCCAGCAGCTACAGATAATTTTTCTAATATTTCTTTCATTTGCAATATTTCTCCTTTGTAATTTGTTCTCCATAGACCGAATGTAACCATACATAGCTATATATCTTTCCATCTTTAGAGCATTTTTTTCCTAGTTGAATTTTATAAGTTTCAACTTGGTCTTTAGGTTTTACTGAACAGCCTGACAAAATCAAAACCATACAGATAAACACTGCTATGACACCTAATATTTTTATTGCGTCTTTATCTTCCATCCTTTTCTCCTTTCAGTTTTAGATGAATTCTCTCAATTTGAATCATTATCAAACCCACAAAGCTCATAAATACCAAATACCAAAAAGGCAAAGCACAAACGAATAATAGAAAAAAGAATGTTTCCCAATCACTCATATGTCGCTAACCTTTTTAATGATTTTGTTATATTTATCTTTTAATATCTCTGGTAAATCCGTTTCTAATTTTAGTTCTAATTGCTGAACAATAATCATTCTCTGATTATAACTAAGTTCACCCTCTAAACCTGCATCTAATTGATGTGATATTAAATTTAATCTTCTAACAAACTCTGCATCTAATTTATCTTCTTTTCTTTCTTCAAAAGATTTTTTAATCTCATCTTTCTCAACATAGGTCAATGCTAACGTCATTTATCTCTCCTAAAACTTTCTCTTAAATTTTCTATGCTTTTTTTCATCCAAAGTTCCTCACTCTTTCTTAATCTTGTATTATCTTTCATAAGATTTTTATTATCATTTTTTAATCCTTCAATCGTCTTTTTTAAATTAATAATAATGTCTGTAAGCTGTTTATATTCTTCAGCATGAATTTTTGTTATAAGCTTTTTATGATCTGACATATATGTACCATTGTTATTGCAAAAATTAATAAACTAGACAAAATATAAAACCAAAAATCTTTATCAAACATACAGTTTCATAAGCCTTTCTATGTATTCTGAGTTTACTCCTTTCCACCAAAAGTCATCTTTTCGTATTGATGAAAAATCTGTTTTAATAATACTTGCAAGTTTTTTAATATCACCGTCTGCAAACTTTAATTTATTCTCCCAAATCTTTTGATATATAATTAATTCATCATAATATTTTATTAAATTATCTGGTCTAAGTTCTGGTGTATTACCTTCATGAAACGCCATAACCTCATCTTCTGTTGCATAAATTAAACAAGGTTTTAAATGTGGTACAGCTTTATGATACAAAGCCATAGACATAATATCTTTAGTAAATATTTTATTATCTATTTTTCTTTTTGATATTGCATAACCTGTTTTGTTTTTTCTAATCGTACCAAATAAGTTTTTAAAATCGTAAAAGTATTTAGAACCTTCCAAATCAATGAAACATCTAAAATATGTTCCAATCCTATCATCCCAAACTGTATATTCTGTTTCCGCTTTAAATGTTGAACCGCTATCAAGTTTTAAAACTTCACCTACAAAATTTTTAATAATTTGTGGTGCTTGTTTTGCAATCAGTTCAGCTTTGATTTGATCTTTATTTCGTTCCATCATAATTTTTTACTTTTTCATTTAACACAGCCATGACTTCATCAATGGTTTTGTGTTTAGTCAACATATCTTGAGTTGCTTCATGTATTAATGTTCCCATAAAGAAACTTGCATTACTTGGTAAACCAGCTCTTTCTTTTGGAGTTAAAACAATCCGTTGAAAAAATCTTACATCATCAGGTAAACTGTTTTCTGATTTGCTAGTATTGGTTAAGCCAAACTTTGTGTAACATTCATCAATTTTTTTTAAGTCGTTATCCATGATTCGTTTTCTATTACAAATCTATGTACAAAGCA